ATTTTTACTCTGATGTAGTCAATTGCTAAATCAGTGTTAAAGAACATGGTCTGGTTTTTCAATGTTACAACTGGTAAAGTTGAATCCCAGAAAGGATGAGCATTGTCAGGGTCATAATTATCTGTTAAATCATAATTGACATTCTTCTCATTCTTTAATATATTTATGTCTTCTTCAGACAATCCTGTGGAGTACCTCATTGTATCTCCATCTACTAAAGCAGGCAATTTATTTGGTCTTTTAAAGCTTTCATCTTTAACCTTATTGTGCCATTTCTTTGTTTCTATTGGTCTTACTTCTACTAACATACTTGTTATTTTTTAGAAATGATTATTAAAAAAGTTCAGGGGGAATTACCTTCCCCCCAAACTGTATTATTTGATACTAGTTACGTGATAAGATTAACTCACCACACTTAGTAATATCATGGATATGTAATCCACAAGATTTCTCAACATGCATCTCATAGTATGAACCAGAGTGAGCTGAACTTCCACCATTCTTAGGTCCATAAGGTCCATAAAGACCTTCAACATAAGTGAATGCAAATCCATCTTTCTTGTTCATCAACTTCACATTACTTGCTCCATTCTCACCAGAGAAATCTAAGAAAGTAATACGTTGAGATTCAACAGGGAAACCTGTTACTGGGTCAATTTCAAAGTTCACTTCTCTATCATCATAGATAGGGTTGTGTACTAATTCAAGAGAACTACCATTTGCCATGTTATACTTGACATATTGGAATCCAATCTCTTGTGCATTTGTATGAATTTCAGAATTTACTTTATTAGAGTAAACCTCAATATTCTTAACAAATCCAGATTTAGATGCCCAATCCTGTACAGCTCTGTGGAAAATTAGCATTCCATATTCACCAGTGAATCCTTTAATCTGTCTTCCTTTTCCAGGTTTAACCCTTGAATAGAAAATATCTTGAAGGTACTCCTCAATCAGCTTAGCTGTTAAGTGAGTATATCTGTGAATATGAGAATCTTCTAACTGTTCCTGAACACCAGGGAAGTTTCTAACTGGTCTTCCATTAGCACCCATAATACTATCAGTACTTCTATTATACCAGTTACCTCTTTCAATCTCTCTATACCATTGTTGCCAGTATTCTACCTCTGCATAGCGTAACCATGACTTGTGCATTTTACCTTTACTATCTGGTATCCCTACTGCTAATACTTCAGTTGAAGCATAATCAGTAATCTTATATTGCTTACGGAATTTACCCATCTTATTTCTAAGACTAATAGGTAAAGAGAATTGAGTACTACCTGATTGCTCAGCAGCTTCCTCATATTCTGCCCATAATTTACCCCATTGTTGTCCAGGACTTAAATAAGCCACTGGCAAGAATGCAGCACTATCATCATTTTTCAACCTAACTTCATAGATTGTACCATCACCATGCTTTCTAACTTGACGTTGAATTCTACATTGATACTTCTTATTTGAAGTACCTGGGTGAATAGTGTCACCAGGCATATACCAGTCTTCATCCAATTTAATTTTGAATGTTCTTTTGTATTTACCAGGTGTAGTGTTGGATGCTGGTTCAACATTTTCAACAACAACTAAAGGTCTTGTATTTGCACCTTTCAAATCCCACTCCCAAGAAGTAGCAGCAATAGTCTCTTCTCCCTTTTTAGTTCCCATAAGCATAGAGCCTAAAGGATTATCAGAATAATAATTCTGTGCTGAGAAAAGCTGGTCCATTGATTCAACTAGCTTTGCAGGTTTTGCAATTAAGGCACGACCTAAGTGTGATTGCTCTGTCATGTTAGCATTCCACTCCATTTGTTTAGTAATTAACTTACTTCCAAGTGTCGCCATAATTTAATTTATATTTAGCATTAATTTAATAAAATTTCTTTGGCTCATTATTAATCTAATAACTCTGCCAGAGACTTCCTCTTAGGTTGTGAACTTCGATTATCTCTCTTCTTATTTCCTGACTTAACAGTTCCATGTACTTTCTTGACTACCTTAGTCTTTTCATCTACAATGAAATCTGTAAAATCAAAATCATTCTTTAATATTTTAGCCAGCTTCAAAGCTTTCTCTTTGTCCTTTAAGGCTTCAAAGATGTCACTTTGCATTTGACTTATATGAGCACCATTTTTCAATTCTACATTTGGTGTAGTCATGTAATCTGGTAACTCTTTCTTTTCTTGTCTTGATAACTTGACACCATTGTCTTTGTTATTTACAAGTGTTACTACTTCTTGTTTAAATTTCTTAGCATTAAGTCTAGCTGCTTTACTTTTATCAGCTTGAGCCTTTGCTTGATTTTTAAGAAAATCTTTCTTCTTTGCTACCACACTTATATGCTCTTTAGTAGCAACAGCTTCCAGTTTCTTAGAATCTTTTAACCATCCTATATAGGAGTCAATTGATTCTTTATCCTCACCCTTCTCTATTCTTGATGCTCTGACAACAGCTTCTTGATTAGCTTCATCAGTCATATCCATGTCTGCATCTATGGTGTTAGTTGGTTGTTGTACCATCTGTGCCATAAGAGCATCAGGATTTCCACCTTTTAGAGAATACTTAACCAAGTTCTTTACAGACTCAGGTAAGTCCTTCATCATCTCTTCAGCTCTTGCATCTAAGCTTGCATCATAACTATCTTCAATTAGTTGTTCAGCAAGTTCCTCAGTGAGTTCCTCATCTTCCTCAAGTTCATAATGTAAAAGACCTTTTTCTTTCATTTGATTTAGAACTCCAATGCTGGTTGAAATATCATTGGTTTCTTCATCTTCCTCTTCATCTTCATTAGCTTCTGTCCCTTCTGTTGTTTCAGAAGGTTCTTCATTGTCATTCCACTCTTCAAAAGTATCATCAGACAATTTTTCTTTTTCAGCTAATGCTTTATTAGCAGCTTCTTTCTTTTTTTCAGCATCAGTGGCATCTAAATTCACACCTTCTTCTGCTGTAGCTTCAGCAACTATTGTTGCTGTTTCTGATTGGGGAGCTTCTGTACCCAATGTTTCTTCTAAGAAATTAACATCTTCAGGATTTTCCCATCCCTCAAATACGTTATCAATCTTCTTTTCTTCTGTTTCTGTACTCATTTGATTACAAATTTAAGATTAATTATTAACATAAGTGAACTAAAATACTTAATAGCTCATATTTATCACAAATAGCTTTTACTTGTTTTTTTGTTTATTTCCCTGTGATATTTTCTTCTTCTCTATCTTCTCTTTTTCTCTATTAGACCTCTTTTCTTCCTGGAACTTATCTTCATCCAGCTTTTGTTTTCTTGCTTCAATGTCTGCTTTCTTACCTTCAGCATATACCTCAAGTACATCTGGTGTTCCATCATCATCTAAATCCTTATCTTCATTAAACCCAAGAGAAAGCATAGCTTGTTTCTGCAAGTCAATAGCACCTTTAGCAGCAATTTCTTCCATAGTGTATTGATGTTCCTTATCCATCTTCTTATCTTCCCATTGCTCTTTAGCTTGCTGTACTCTTTCAGCAGATTCTCTATTGAGTCTCTCTCTGGTTTCTTCTCTAGCAATTCTGTTCTTCTCATCAACTTTGAGGATTTCTTCAGCTTCCTGAATTCCATCTTGTCTGATGACAGCAATAGTAGAACTAAGTTCAACTTTATCATTCTGCATAGCAGCATGAGCCAATCCTCTGATAGCATCTCTGGTTTCTTCTGATTTAGAAGAGTTCTCAACAAATAGTCCTAGTTTAGAATTTCTAAGTAAGAGTTCATCCACACCTACAAGATGTCTTGACAAATCATCTAGTACATAATTAAGATACTCAGGTGGATTCTCATACCAAGCCATTCTGGTATTATTAAGTGCAGCTTCAGTTACCTGTCTCTTAACCTGATTATGCAAGTTAAAGTAAGGCTCTAAGATATGTGAAGTTTGAATCAATTGTTGCTTGGTGTTACCAACTTCTTGTGATGGAGAAATCTCTCCTAGCACTGGGTCTGTTACACCTACAGCTTGACCACATTTCTTATCTAAGTAGATAGCAAGTTCAATGTACTTGTTCATATCACTAGCTGTAGATAAGTCAATCTCTTTTGCAAGAGCATTCACATCATTATA